CCCCTATTAAATGCAACTACAAAAATTGATTTTATACGATTTAAAAACACAAAAACAGGGCAAGCACATAAGTGCCTACCCTTAATATAATCACGTGGTGGTAACAAATCATAGTAACAACTTATTAACTCTACTTATATTATAGCATGTCTAATAAACTTCTACTACTCTTAAACGTTCGTGCCATACCCAACCATTATTATTGTGCGAGTATACTCGACACCAACCGTCTAACACTTCAAAAATATAAAAATCATCATATCCAGCCTTATAAACTTCGTTAGTTAATGACCACTTGTAATTTTCTTTTTTGCCACTACGTTTAGCAACAGTTACCCCATAATGGTCAACTCTACCTCTAAACTTGCACTTTTTACTCCAAGAAACTTTGCTAGGTGGAATACTTCCTACCTTCAAACCACTTGTTTTCTTAGCGTTCGTTTTTTGATTAACAGTTTGTTTATCAGCTTTGTTTTTTAGATTTTCTCCACCACCCGGTTTGTATACTTCTGTAATTCTTAAACGTTCATACCAAACATAGCCGTTGTTACTAGCACTGTATACTCTAGCCCAACCATCTCTAATCTCGTACACATAGAATACGTCTCCTTGACCGTATACTTCATTTGTAAGTACCATTACATTATTATGATTAGGTCTACAAATTGTAGCGCCAGCATTGTCTGCAACTGCTTTGAAGTACGGTTGGTTGGACCACGTTAATTTTTTAGGTGGAATAGCATTCAATCGTAAAGCAGTACCTTGTGTAGTTTCTTTAGGTTTAACTGGTTTGATATCTGTTAAATCAACACTGTCATCTGCAAAATCTGGAACAATAAAATGTGTTAATCCACTATAATTATCTGTTCTTAATTTAGCAGGTGAATTAGCATTTCCATCATAGTTTTGTTCTAATATTGTGAATGAGTTAGTACCTCCACTGTTATCCCACACTAAACCTGTGTGACCGTATTCGCGGTATATACCAGTAGTATAAATTGCAATTGCTGTAATAGGTGGGATATAATCACGTGTATTTTCTACGACTTTCCAACCTTTAGGCATGCTGTTCACAATGTGTAAATCTTTTGCATTACCCCAAAATCTAACACCGTTTGTTACGTGGTCAACAAAATCAACAACTAGGTCAGCACATTGATACGCCCATGCATTATCAAAATCAATATACTGACCTTTCAAACTATGCATGTATTCAATAGCTGCTTTATACTCTACGTTACTTTGAGGTGAAGGTGTTGGTTTCTCTTTAGTTGGTTCTGATAAATCTTTAGATGGTTCTTTGTTACTATCTTCTTTAACTCCATCGATATATTTAGCAACTTGTTTATCAAAATTACTAATATTCCTAGAATAACCAGCAGCTTGTAATAAATTGCCTGGATCTACTTTATCTGATTGAATATCTTGATGTCCTGGAACTTCTGTTTTATAGTCTATTTTCCAATAATTACATAAGTAAGCCATAACACGTGCCATATTATCTAATGACTTTTTTGAACGTGCTTTATCATCAAAATAAGAGCCTTCAATGCCGAAAGCAGCATCATTTGCATCAGCATTATACCAATTATTATCAATAGGTGTATTATATAATACGTGCCACGCCTTTTCTGTCACTGGTATACAAACTATGCATTCTTTATCGTCTACGAAAATATGCGCGCTAGCAACCAATGACCAATCAATATTATAACTGTTTTTATAGTAATTAATATTATCTTGTGCTGTAGTGTTTGGATTTCCTGTGTCATGAGCAACTGCAAAAATTGGCTTACCACTTGTTAATTTTTGCCCACTTCTACGTGTTCCTATAGGTAACCAATCATATTTAACTGGAACACCATTCCATTTCTCTGTCATTTCACATTACCTCCACCTATTTTATTATTAGTTTCTTTAGTGCTGCCTTCACGAGTACGCAATGTTTCCCAAATACCTGTAGCCATCAGCCCACTAATTAATCCAGCTAACAAACGACCTGCTGTAGATAATTCAGAAACAATTTCTGGTATAAATGCAGTTAACCCACCTACTACCACACCAATAAATATTGAAATAATTGGTATAATATTTTTCGGAATTGCTTTTGTTCGTTTTATTACTTCTGTTAGTGCAATAGTTAATACAGAGATAATCCCTGCAAATGTTATAATCTGTTCCATTTATAAAAACCTCCATATATATAATAAAAAGCCGACACGAACGTGCCGACTTATTTAAAGAAGATGTTTGCTACCACAGAGATAAGAGGGACTAATACCACCCCCGCAAATCCTAACCAGTAGCCAATTACTTCTCTATTACCTTTTGCTTCTGCTTCTACAGTTCCTTGTAAACTTTTAATTTCTTTCTCGTGACTTTTTGTTTCATATTCTAAATCAGTAACTCTAGTTCCTACTGTTGATAATGCTTCGCTCATTTTTTCTAAGTGTTTTTCTGATCTAGCTTGCGACTCGAACGACTTTTCTTGCAGCAATGTCTGTCTATCTACTTTATTCAACAAACTATTAAAATTGTCTGTGTGTTTGTTATCCACTTCGTTTATGCGTTCATTTAGCTTACCTCTTGATCTTTCCCACTCGTGTCTTAGTACATATTTATCTTCGCTCATAAATACCCAAACCACCTAAGAAACCGACGAATCCGAGCCACGCTGTTATAGCGATTAACTGTGCTGGCGTTAGCCAATTAAGCGCATTATACACAGCTGCCGACGACATTAAGAAGTGTATGATAGAGCTTCCTAACCCACCTATTAACATAAAATGGCTCGAACAATTGTTTATAGACCTTTTACCAAACAAAAGACTTGATAGAATTAGACAAGTACCGAACAGAAGCAGTAACAAACCCCAAATCCAAATAGGCATAACTTCATTTAGCGCTCGGTAGAAATCACTTTCGTTAATAACCTTTTCTTGGCTTATGAGCCAATAGACACCTCGTATATCTACAAACACACCTAACCCAAACAAAGATAAGGTGGCTAGTTTATCGTGTATTGTAAAGTTTTCATTCATTCACTCACCCACTTTCTACAAAATAAAGAGCCACAACTTATTCTGGTTGCGACTCTTTGTATTCTTGTAATTCTCTGTATAATTTTTCAATTTGTACCTGTAATTTAACTTTCACTGTGTTCAATTCGTTAATCGTATTTTGTTGGATTGCGATTTCAATATCTTTATCGTCTACATTATTTTGTTCCATTTTCCAATTCCTCCAGTCGTTTTTGTTGTTCTTTTATGATAGGTATTAAGTGAACCCAAAGTCTGTCGTACTGAATAGATTCAACGCCACCTTCTGTGTTGTAATCTACATATTCGCTTAGTCCGACACTCTCAACATCTTCGGCAATTAAACCTACATGACGTTTGAGTTTGAAAGCATCATCACTTATACGACAACCTTTTTCACATTCTTTTGATACTATTTCTGATTCCGCTTTATCAAACCATGATTTTACATCTAAGTTTAAAATATTCTTAGAATGCGCTAATTGTTCGCTAGGATCAATATACTGATTTTCTATTGATAACTTGTACTTACTAGCAGACGTTGAGCGTCCTAATGTACCTTCTTCTGTGATTACCATATTAGCGCCCATAGAATAAGTACGTTTGTATATAGCATCAGACCTTACACGTCTACTTGAATCACTACCCACTGCAAAATAATCATAATTAATTATGTTCAAGTAATCATTACCACTACGTCTATCAATTCTGTTGAATACGCCGTCGCCAGCTTCAATAGAAGTGTCTCCACCTGTAGAGAAATTCTTATCTACAACTTCTACACGTGCTGAATTTTTATTGAAACGGAAACCGGAATTATAAATATCTCCACTTGTTTTTTGAACACCATACATTAAATAACCATCTGTCGCACCACTTTGACTTAAAGTAAAATCAAATGTATGGTCTGCCGTAAATCCTTCTGTATAAGGTCTTACATAAACGGGTCCTTTTCTACTTTCTAAATTCACTGACGCACCTGCATCTAACATGATTCGGTTGTTATCACTGTATAAAGCAACTACACCACCATTACTACTCATGGTAATACCGTTTGCATTGGATGGAGAATAAGTTCCGTCCCACCAATATATAGAGCCACTAGAACCTGGTGCATCTGCCCATTCGCCATCTCCATCTAGGAAAGTAGATAAACCAAATGCACTAAAGTTTATTGCTCTATTTCTGTTTTCATCCCCGAATCTTATATAGCCACGTGACATAGTTGTGGTTACATCATAATCATATGATCGTCCTAACCATCTACGATTATATTGTCCGCGTTGAGTAATCCTATTGTTAGTGATTTCAGTAAACTCTGTATTATTACCACCACGCACACTGATAAGGTTAGCGTTCAACGTCCCTGTAGTAATCGTATTTGCTACAATACCTTCCGCTGTGATTGCAGTTTTAGCAGTTTTACCACCATCAGTAGAGAGTAACAACCCACTACTATTCATAGTCATGATGTTGTTGTTATTCTTCTTATCCATGAAGTGTTGACCGTTTGTATCATATATAATTTCACTTGTAGTATTTTGTATCTTAGTTACCATTGATTTACTAATGATGTCTAGCGCTTGAAAAGGTAGCGATTTACGCCCTTGTATCAAGTCGGCTATATCTTTAGCGGCAGTGGACAAGTTACTGCCGTATGCGTCTGCCATGTTACCTGTACCGAATGTGATTTCCATGTCTAATATTTGATCTAAATCATTAACGGACTTCGATATTTTAACTACACGTATTTCAGTATCTAATCCAATACGTTCATCAACTAGGAAAACTCTATCACCTATAACAGCGTGTTGATAGTTATAACCTTGTTGTGACATATCATATATATCAGCAGTGAATGAAATTTGTACACTTTCATCAACTATCTTTTTAAGGTTAGCGTCCATTGTCGCTTGTTTAGTCACACGACCATCTCTAATAGGTGGCGCTTCTCTTATACCTATAATATCTGCTAGTGGAGAAGTATATTCACGCTTTAATTTAGCTTTATCAATTACATCTGTATTTTCGTCATCATCTGAATAATTTCCGTAGCCTTTAGCATGCGTCCACATTTCAGATGCGTCTACTTCTTTTGTGATGTCTTGTGTATTTACTTTATAACGATATTCAAAGTTAGCATCATTACCGAGTCTGTTTTGTAAGTAAACTACATTACCAACGATGTTAAATTCATAGCCATATCGGTCAATGAAAGTTTTAAATATTTCTAATCGTGTTTCACCTTCGCCGATACCCTCGAACCTATTACTCGGCGCAGACTCTACTGTAGAATATGTGAAAGGCGTGTCGTTAAACACAATGTTAAAAGCTTCTGTAACAGTTAAACTTTCATCTATACGTTGATATATACGGCTTGTATTCAACCAATCAAGCATGTACAGAACAGCTGTTACACTAATTTGATATTTATTACCGAACCCAGTTTGCTTACTGGATATGATACGATACTCTTTTCCTTCGAATAGGATTATCCACATCTTCAAATCGTCTTGTTTATCAAGGAATTCACTGTTCATATCGGTATATTCAATATCTATATCAATACGTTCATCACCGTTTAACTCTTGATCGTGCTTGATGACACCTTGTAAGAAATATTCATTGCCTTGTAAGTCACGGATAAACATTTATTCACTCTCCTTTCTCAAAAGAAAAAGACTAACTGTAAAAGTTAGCCTTTAAAAATTGTTAATAAATCATTTCTGTTCCAGATATATTTTTACTTTGGAATTGTCCGCGTCTTATATATACTTTGTCATCAGCGTTTACAGATTGAACTGAATAATTGCTTCCAAACCCTTCACAACTATCCAAGAATTGATGTGCGCCAGTAGTTGTTTGGAAATCAGATACCTGATATGAACCGAAAGCGATGCAACCTAAATTCCACGTTTGCGTTCCAGTATTAACATCTGCTAAATTACCGCCATCATTTCTAGCGTATAAACCATTAACTCTTATACCTTTAATACCATCATGAGAAGTAGAACCGTTATCGGAACGATTTCCACTTGTACCTTTCATAACACCGTTATCTCTAGCTATGCAGTCAATCTCAACGAAGTAAGGTAACGCACCATTTGATGATTTGTGGTAGTTGAAACCATCCATCATTTGTTTTGAAAATTCACAGCCTTTAGAAATACAGTAACTTCCACCGACCATTTCTAATCCACTACCATTACTTTGCGTTGAGTAAGAGGCTTTAACATTATTCATCACTAATCTACCAGTAGTTGTTTCAAATCTGATATTACGTGCGCCACCAAGTAATTCGATATTTTCTAAATAAACGTTGAATTCCCCACTGAATCTTATCAGGTCAGCCGCTAATAAACATTGAATATCACTATCTTTAACCTCATCATTATTTTGATTCACGTAAACTGAACCAGAAGCACTGTACCAAGAGTTAGGCGTTGAATCTACTTCTGCAATACTTCCAACTTTAGTAAGTTCTAAATAGTCACCGTATTCATCTTTTTCATGTATATTTATAACTCTCATTGTTCCATTTCTACTCGCTTGATAAACGTTTTGATAATCCGGTGTTTTAGTATATTTTAATGTGTTCGAAACCATTAACTTAGGTTTGCCATTATAACCAATGATATTTATATTTTTATCCGGATAGCCTACAACGCTGCCTGATGCTGTTCTAACGTAATTAAATCTACCATCTACCATGATAGTTCCAACATCACTTTTGTTCATTGCTGTATATATATCTGCCAAAGGACTGGCTGAACTTAAGCCATCATTTGCATTTAAACCATCACCAGAAACATAATATGTTTTCCCATCAGTATTTTTAAAACTCTCAATATCTAGGGCAGTATCGAAAGTACCACGACCATCAGTGTATATATTTGATTTCAATACATGATCTTTTAATTCAAAATCTTTCGGCTGTTCATAAGCAATTGTTAAGCCTTGTTCATTTAATTTGTCTATTTTGTCATTTACTTGTTTTACTTGTTCATCTAAATCTATTTTTAAATCTGTACTACTGAAATTAAACAAACCCATTCGTTCACTTGCTACAATGATTAATTTATCCACCTGTACGGTTGTGTTTCCCGTTCTATTATCTAACCTTAAATCAATCTTGTTTGTACCTACTGGTATTGATAAACCTTCTATTAAATAAACATTAGGCACTGATTCTTCAACACCTGTTATACCTCCAATACTTTTACCACTCGAATCAATAAAGTTGTATTCAAGTTTAAAATTATTATTGTTTTCAGATGTGTATACAATAAAAGACATCTTTTTATTAGGCGCTAAATCTTTAACAGAATTCATCGTGTAAAAAAAATAGCCTTCTGGGCTAATTTCAAAAGATGAATCTCTATTTACAGTTAATCCCGGAGAGGTTTTTAAACTCATCAACCCGTTGAAATAAGGGTCGTTTATAGATTCTGCATAAGTTCTCATTGGTTCGCCATTAGGCGGTATTGGTAAAACATTATCTGTACTACCTACTAAATTTCTAATCAACGACACATGGTCACCCATGTTTAAAAATAGTTCATAAAAATTATCATTCATGTTCTTTAAGTTTTTTCTATCCCACATTGCATCAATGTTTTTTCTTCCCATTTCGTCACTCCTTTATTTATAATGAAAATTAAATTTGAATTGAATTTTTTTAAACGTACCATTGCTTATTTTTATCTCGTTTTTACCCGGTGCTAACGATATGAATTTTCTGTTACACTCTCGTAATCTGTTCAAACCGTTTAATAAAAACTTGGCGTTTTCTAACGCAACAGTTTGTTGATTTAAATCTCTTAGCACGATAAATTTCTCTCCAGTAGTTATATTCTCCACAGTGAAATTATTACTACTGACCGGACTAAAAATAGTTATCCTCAAGTCCATGTTTCTAGGGTCAATTCTGACATTCCCACCATTCCATACGGTGAAAGTGTTATCTGTAAAATCATAATTTGCGTTTTCTACATTAATTCCATCAGCCATACCATATTTCTCTACAATTGCACTATAACCACTTGTCTGTATTTCTTGTGTGTCGTACTTCGTACGCCAAAAAGGTAAACCTGTGATTCGTGCGTCTACTTCAAGTTGTGCATACATACTTCCTAAAATACGTTCGGGTTTAAACGAACCATCTACAGTTACTTTTATAACTCTTGAAGGTAAAGCATTACGAGCAACATAAAAATACTCATGACTATCTAAAAAAGCATTTAAATCACTTTCTAATAGAAAATAATCATGTTCTCCATGATAATGACGTAAAAAGAATGTTAGTGATGCTTCACGTTGTTTATAGTTAAATCCATAATCTACAACACCCGGTATACCATCAATTGATTGTTCTTTTCTTTCTTTTTCCATTGATGATACAAAAAAATCCAGTGGCTTTACGCCAACTGGAAATTGTATCTCATTCATATTTGGGTCATACAGTGTGAATCCCAATAGTTATCACCTCTCTATCTCATTAGTTGAGTAGCAGCGTTGAGTTGTTGCTGTTTGTTATTGTTTTTATTTAACAACTGTCCATCTAATACAACATCAACGTTCTTAGCTAATATTTGAGTTAGTAAATCAACTGATTGTTCTAACTTACTAATTGTCTTATCTTGACGCTCAATCATTTGGTTGTAGTAATCAGAATCATTTGAACCACTTCTCACACTAGCAGAACTAAAGTTACTAGGACGTTTGTTCGTTTTACCTTTAGAACCTTCTATATCTTTTGCCGCCAATGCTAACAATTTCATAGCGTCTGTTCTTCTATTAGGGTCTGTTGGAATTACCCATTCAGGATAACCTTCTTCAGCTAAATTATACAATCCACTATTTTGTATCAGTCCTCCTGTAGCGAATCTACGACTGCCATTCGGACCCCAACCAGATTTACCGTATTGCAAATCATTCTTCCAATTACTATTGTTAAAGAAAGCAAGTAATTGATCGTAACCAGATTTAATATTTCCGTGTCCTTTTACTTTGAAGGAATCAAATGTACTAGGTACATATTGAAGCAACCCTTGTGCTAGATTCTTACCAGCATTACCATCTTTAAGTGCTGCATTTTGAGTAACACCAGCATCACCATTTGATTCTCTAGCTATTTGGGCAATCAAACCTTTTCTTTGTCCACTGGATAAATTAACTTTCATTTTTTTAGCTGCTTTATCGATTGTACTACCCCATGCGGATGGTTTTTTCTTACCTCCACCACCATTATGAGATTTCAACCATTTTACAGGGTCAATTGGTTTGCCATTTTTGTGCATTTCATAGTGTAAGTGAGGTCCTGTAGATGCACCTGTGTTACCGGAAATACCAAGCTTTGTACCAGGTTTAACAGATTGCCCGTTTTTCACTAACCATTTACTTAAATGGCCGTAAAATGCATCTAACGCTCCACCTTTTACTTGAATGTAATGTCCAAAACCGCCAGGCATTTCTTTAGTATAAGCTTTACCGCTAATAGTAGAGTGTACTGGCTCATTTATATAAGGTAAGTCAATACCTGGATGTGGCCAACTGAAAGCATATCCAGGAGGTGGTCCATTAGGGCTGTATGGCGTAGTGATATTATCAAGATATTTGATATAACCACCATCACCACCGCCTTGTTCTTCCATCCATTTTTTGAATGTATCAGTAGCAGCTTTTTTAAGTTTCCCGAACATTCCTTTCATCATGTCAAATGGTAATGATGCACCTTTAGATATTCCGAATCCTTCCATGTTAACGCCAAAGCCGTCTAATATTTTATTAAGTAACTTACCAGGTTTTTCTATCCAGTCCATTACATCTCCGACTTTATCTTTTAACCAATCTTTCCCTTTGGCTGCTGCACCAAGTGTTGCACTAACTGCTTTTTTACCACCTTCAACTATTGCACCTGATGCTTTTTTAGTACCTCCCCACATTTCTCCAAGTTTTTCACCAACTGCATCATTATGGTTGTCATGTTTTTTCTTCTTAGGTTTTTTTCCATTACCTAAGATATCGAACATTCCACCTGTACCACTCGCAAATCTAGGCAAAGTACCTTTAGAGAATGTAGGATTACTATTACTCAACATAGAGTGAGTTTGCGCACCATTCATCACTGAGGATCCTTTAGGTAGGAAAGTGTTTGTATCTCTATTAGGTGTGATAGCCATTTTACCGTTAGGGTATTTAATAGCTTCATGTCTGAAACCACCAGGACCATTACCGCGTCCTTTATCTCCTACAGTAGCCATAGTATCTTTAGCTATCTTGCCATTCTTAACTAAATTAGTTGTGGTATTAGTATGTTCTGTACCAGTGTGTAACTTGATTTTAGGCAACTTATCCATTCCAAGTTTTCCACCAACCCAGTTAACACCATCGATTAATTTATTTAAACCAGATTTAACTGAATCTACCATACCATTTATATGACCTTTGATTTTTCCAATAATGTTTTTTAATCCGTTCTTCATATTATTGAATGTGCCTTTAACTTTAGACCACAATCCAGAAGCTAAATCTACAACTTTGTTTTTGATAGAATTCCAAGTATCAACTAAATTATTTTTAACTTTCCCAATAATATCTTTTAGACCATTTCTTAAATTATTGAATGTACCACGAACATTACTCCATAAAGTTTTAGCAAGAGAAATCACTTTGTTTTTAATTACGTTCCAAATATCGATAGTAGTATTTCTTACACTCTTAAATATATTTCTAACGCCATTTTTCAGGTTGTTAAATGTATTTCTAACATTATTCCAAAGAGTTCTAGCTAAAGAAATCACTTTATTTTTAATGTTTGTCCAAGTTCTAATTGCAAAGTTTTTAACAGAATTAAAAATTGAAGTCACTGATTTTTTCAAGGCATTAAAATTATTTCTAACGCCATTCCACAAATTCTTAGCTAATTTTATTACTGTGTTTTTGATTGCATTCCATGTTCTTGAAGTGAAGTTCTTAACAGAACTCCATATTGAAATAACAGATTTTTTCAGACCATTAAACGCTGCTCTAACACCATTCCATAAAGTTTTAGCTAATTTTATCACTAAATTCTTAATAAAATTCCAAGTTGAAGATGAAATTGTTTTTATTCCGTTCCAAATTGAAATCACAGTGGATTTAATTCCGTTGAATATTGCTCGTATTCCGTTCCATAAGACACGTGAAATTTTTAACACTGTATTCTTTAGAATGTTCCAGGCATTGATTGCTATAGTCTTAGCACTATTAAACACAGTTGATACTATAGTTCTAATAGTATTTAAAATTACTCTAGCTGTATTGATTAAAGTACGAATTATTGCTAACACTGAATTTTTAAGTGCGTTCCATACATTAATTGCAACTGCTTTTATACCGTTCCAAACTGCAGATAACACAACTTTCCAAGCATTGAAATAACCTTTAGCTATAGCTATCCATGTGCGAATTATCGATAATACCGCTGCTTTTATACCATTCCAAACAGCTATTGCAACAGACTTAATACCATTCCATAGTGCAGTGAAAAATAGTTTCAATCCAGTAAACACTGTTCTAATAGCAATGATCCAACCGGAAATTACCATCATCACACCAGTTTTAATAACATTCCAAATTGTGATAGCTACAGACTTAATTCCATTCCATAAAGTGGTAAAGAAAAGTTTGAGACCGTTGAAATATGCTTTCATAACGGTAATCCAAGTTTGAATTATAAACATTACCGCGATTTTAATTCCATTCCATACTGCAATAGCTGAGAATTTGATCCCGTTCCAAATAGCAGTCAGTATAATACCCAAGGATCGAATTGGATTTTGTATGGCAAATTTAATTCCATTCCATAACGAAATCGCAGCAAATTTAAGTACATTCCAAACTGCAATTGAAGCAATTTTAATACCGTTCCAAATTCCAACGATATAAGGTTTTAGAAATCCAAAAACTGATATAGCTGTAGCTTTAATTTGATTCCAAGCATTGATAACAAAATTACGGAAGGTTTCATTATTTTTCCATAAATAAACAATTGCCCCGACTAACAATCCTATACCAGTTATAACCCATCCTATCGGGCCACTCATAAATCTAATTGCTAAACCTAAACCACGTGTAGCTACTGCCGCTATTTTTGTTGCAATAGAATACTTACCTGTTATTATAGTTGCTAATGAAGTATTTCTAGCATTTAATATTTGCGCCAAAGCTAATGCACGAGTTACCCCTGTCCAAATCGCCATTGATGTTTTAGTTACATTAACAATAGCATTGTATGCGCCAGTTACTAGCGAAGCACCGCCAACTACAGTTCTATACACTCCCCACATTGGGAGAATAGCTGCTAAAGCACCACCGACAGCAGTTAAAACACCTGTCATTAAGCCCATTGTGTTGTTAGCAGTTGCGCCTTTAGCTATAAAACCAGTTATAGCTGTTGTGATACTAAGCATTACGGACCCAACTGGTGCCATACCTCTAACAAGGCCAACAAAGATGTTCCCAATATTTTTGAGTAGTTGCCAAACTTTAGGACCATTTGTATTAAGATAAGCTATGAAGTTTTTAAAACCTTCAGTTCCTTGTAAATTGGCAGCCCAATCTTTGAATGTTTTAGTTACGCCTTGCATTCCTACTAGCACATCGTGTGAATGACCACTAAATGCTTGGAATAAACTAATAATACCACTAAATACGTTACCGAATATTTGACCTACAATAGGTAGATTCGTTTTAGTATACTGGATAAATTGAGCTATACCTTTATCTGTGCTTGTACTATTAGCCCATGCATTAAATTTATTGGCTAAGCTTTCTATGCCTTTTCCTGTCCATGTAAATAAAGGACCGAACTGCGTGAACATGTGAGTGATACCGTCTCCCACTTTCATCGCTGCATTCAATAAGTTTTGGAATACAGGTGGACCTATATTATTGATGAGTTTAAAGGCATTGTTAGCATTTTGTGATGATGTAACCCAATCTCTCATTTTACTAGAGGCGGCTGCTATCTGATTCGTTGTTTTTGTGATAAAAGGTGTTAATCTAGTTAATGCTGTTCTCGCTATATTGATACCATTAGCCATTGTATTGAATATAGCCGCTTGATTAGCTTGAACAAGGCCCTTCCATTGGTTTTGTAAGCCACTTAGAGCACTCTGATAATTTCGCACTTGGCTTGTAACTTTTATTTGTCCATCTTCTAACATTTGCAACGCTGTAGTAGCTTGTCCTGTAAAAGCCATAATACCGCCTAAAGCTACACCATAAGCGCCACCTAGACCAATCGCACCACCTGCAGCTGCTGTAGCGGCTCCACCAATACCAGCGATAGCACTAACTGCACTTCCTGCAACTGGAATAACTGTAGAAATATTAGAAACCAAACCGCCCATTGTAATGCCACTAACGACATACCCAACGTTACGGAAACTGTTTCCAATTTTATTGATTTTAGCGTTTACTTCATCCCAACGTTGACCCATTGCAGAAATTGCAGGACCCACACCGAAAAACTTAGTTTGTTCTCTATGAAGTTCTCGCATTTCATCCGTTGTTTCATCTATACGATTTTGTAAAATATTGTAAGCAAGTGCATTATCGTAGACTTCTTTTTCTGCTTTGTCGAGTTTACTAGGTAATTGTGCTACTTCTCTGTTTAAAGATGCGTAAGATTTTTCAGCATTGTTAGCTTCTTTTTTAGCTTCAGTCATTGCTGTTTTAGCACTAACCATTGCATCTTTATTTGCATCACTGAATTTTTGTAATTCATTTTTAGCATTTGCTGTTGCTATTTTGGATTCGTTCAAATCTTGTTTAGCACTGTCAACTGCATTAGATAAGCTATTATATTGAACTTTAGCTTTTTCAAGTTGGTTTCCCAAAGAAGTTATTTCTTGTTTTGATGCATTGCCTGATTCACTTAATTGATTGAATTCATCTTGTAGTTCATCCACAGAGGTTTTAGCATTTTTCATTTTTGCACTTAATGCTGTAACTGTATTTTGCATTTGTTTTTGCGCGTTTTGTGCAGATTTAACGCTAGATTGATGTTCTTTTAATTCGTTATTCATTTTTTCATAAGTAGTGTTTAAAGATTCATAACGTTTTTTTGCATTTTGAGCGTTTATTGCAGATTCTTTTAATTTCCCTGACATCTTATCTTGCGCATTGCGTAACTGATCTAATTTCTTCTGTGATTGTTCACTAGCTCTACCCTGTTGTGTAAGCTTTTTATTAAGTCCTTCTATTTCAGTTTCGAATTTATCGACCGACTTTTCAGCCTTATCAAATGTAGAAAGATTAGCTTTCATTTGTGAATCCGCAGTTTTTAATTTACGTTGTAGATTAGCCATTCCACGATCAATATCGGAGGTATCCAAGCCTAAATCAATCGTAAACCCTTTAATATCTCCTGCCATAACTCATCCTCCTTTCATTTTTGATACAAAAAAAGAGCCGTTAACTGGAAGCTCTAGGGTCTTTCCCAGTAATTGCCCCAATCAACGACTCGTCTTTACCAACAACTTTAGTATTGGATTTCTTCTTATTATTCATAATTCGTAACATCTGATAAATATCGGCATCGTCAATTTCTGGCATTTTCCAACCGCCGTTTTCCATCAGCTCTTTATAGAGTGTATCGAGGTATTCGGATTGTTTTTCAAAAGTGAAATCTTCCGGTTTCAGACGTGAATCATTTATTTTTTCGCTGTCTTTCCCTCTTCGTCACCCATAACACTAGATAACTGTTCCATAGCTACAGACATAACGTTGTGCACGTCTAAACCATCTTCGAATTCTTCTGCAGTGAATTGACCATCATATAAATCCTTAGCAACAAAATTGTACAATTCATCTAAAAATTCATCTTCAAAGTTATCATCAAGTTCTTCTGGATTTTGTAATTTAGATGCTTTCTTTCCAATTTTCATACCTTTACGTGCAACACTACCTTTGATAAAAGCAGGTTGATGATATTTTTTTACTTCACCTTGTTCGTTTTGTAATTCAACAAATTTCTTAGCCATAATTATTTTCTCCTTTTTCATCGGGTTTTATATTCGACCGATTATTTTAGTTTTTATTTTTGTATACAAAAATAGACGACCGGTTAAAGTCGTCTAATAATTTTTATGCTTCTGGTGTTACTGCTGGTGATGTTAATGTTTCTCCACCTGTTTGAACGTCTCCAAACGCTTTACCTTCAAAAATAGATTCGAAAATAGAGTCACGTCCAGCAGTACTATCTTTATCATCATATGCCATTAAAACAGCTAGTTCTTCATTAAAGCCGTCAACTTGACGTTCCATGAATTGTCCTTCTATTTCATCTGAACCGAATTCTACGCTATCTTCTTTAGTTTGACCTTCTTTATTAGGACGTGTGAACACACCTTTTGAAAGTCCAAACCATTCCATAGAACCATCTTCCATCGTACGTGGAATAGCAACTGCACTGTACGTGATACCAGTTGATTTACCAAAACCATATACGTTTTTAGCTGTTTCGTGTTCAATTAATCCTAATAAGTCTTTTTGAACATCGATTGGCAATTTGTGGAAAGTTAAAGAAAGTGTAGTTTCTCCAGCAGATTTTGCAATCTCTGCTACTTTATTCGAACCATAAGCTTTCTCTAATTCTTCACCAAATTCTAATGATAATTCTTGTACATAATCCACTTCTTTGATTGCAGATGTTGTTACTGAACCATCAGTGTTTTCTGTTAATACTGCATAATACATTTTACCTAGACCAGTAGCGGCATTATATCTACCCATTTATATTTCCTCCTTGTATTTAGGCATAAAAAATAGCCCTTCGTTTTTTTACGAAAGGCTTGCCTATTCAGTTAATTCTTTATCAATGTATCTTAATTCTTCTGTGGTATAAGGATTACCTCGATAACGTCTAGCATCGAGATAAATCTTAATATCGTGGTCATACTGATCAATCCCATCTTGTTGACGGAACCCAATCTGCCACAATGTCTTTCTTATTTCTTCTTGAATCAATTTAACTTGGTCGTAATTTGGTCCACGTACATCGATTTGGTACAAATATTCAGTCGATAAATTTGTATCACTTGCATATGTCGATGGTTGGGGCGCTATCAAAGGGCTTATTAAAATATAAGTTCCTGATGTGTCGGCTGTTTCATCATAATGATACGCTCGAATACGACCTGTACAATGATGAGCAATTGTTGCATTTTTTAATAAATATTTTTGTAAAGTTTTCAACATATCAAACATTTACAGTTCACCTTCTAACGTTTCATTTATAATTTGTTGGTACGGTTTTTCAGTCATAAACATCGTTCTAGCAATGGCACCCTTACCTCTAGGATTCGGGTTCTTGACTGAACCCCACTCATTTAAATGAATGATTGCGTAACGGCTCATAGGACCTTCCCAATGTACTTTAACCATTCTTACTTTACCGTGAATATAATAGGGTTCAGTTACTGTGATTTCACCAATGCTCGCACCAGTATCTCTAAAAACTTGGAAGTTCTGCTTCATAACACCTACAAAATAGTTAGAACCTAGCTTTAATGCTTTATCTTGGGCTTTTATCATTTTCCCCTCACCATACTGTTCTTTTATTTTCCGTAGCATGTTATGTGTACCTTTTACTTCTACACTCATTGAGAATGTTCTCCAATAATTTTGATGTTGGTGTGAAAATCGGTGTCATCATCTACTTGAATTATGTTAAACTTTTTCCCTTTATATCTTGGTAACTGAATTTCAAAATACATATCGTCTGTAATTTCTTTCTCCATAGGATACCAAGTAACCATAGTTATGCTCGCTTTATTATCGGTCATGTCCAAATCTTTTTGAGAAGGAGGGTAAACATTCGCAAAACACTTGTAATAAACTTCGCTCACCGATTCACCGGGGAAAAAGTCGTCACTTGGTTTTGCTACATAAAAGATAACCGGTGTTCTCATTTCGCCACCAGTCACTACTTGTCTACGTTGTTGTGCCATCGTCTGGCACCTCCATATTTAAGATTTGCAATTGGACTATACTTGATAAAAAGTTATTGTGAAATTCTTCTAACTTATCGTTGAATACATATCTTGTACGTTCATAAACTAATTCACGACCAAGTGAATATTCATCTAATGAAAATGAACCACATTTACTTTGAATATCTTCATAAGACATTTCTAAATCACGTTTAATACGTTCATCTTCCATGTCATAAAAGATACGGTTGCGATTTTTAAATTCATTCACATGTTCTGAAGTTATCATTCAAATCACTTCTTCTCTTTAATGCGTTCTAAAAAAGGACCATCAAAACCGTTTGATTTTAAAGTTTCTTCAACTTCATCAGCACGTTTGACAGTCATTTCAACTTTTTGATTCTTCTTTAATTTCTTATCAAGCTCTTTGTCTTTATAAGATTTCAACACTTTGAATTCAGCCATCAGATTACCTCCTTATTATGCTGTCGGTTCAGTAGGAATTGTTTCTGGCGCACCTAAAGATGAAAAGTCTACATCATATACAAATGAAGTTTTGTTATCATCTGGTTCAGCGTACAAGAATTGCTTAGCTGTGTACAAGTCCATATCTTCTAAAGCTAAAGTTTGGTCGAATTCACGCACAATTACTTCGCTTCCAGCATAGAAATTATAACGTGTTTTATCGAATGCTACTGCTTTACCAGCAGGAACAAATTCAGACTGTTCAAACGTTACGTTAAATGGAATTGGACTTACAAATTGTCCGTTGTGTAATTGCATAAATGCTACACCAGTATAGATGTAATCTGCAGGGTTTAATGCGATAACTACATTATTTAATACACTAGCGCCTTTAGATTTTTTAACGTTACCGTCTTTGTCATAGTACTCTTTAGTGGATAAATTCTTGATTACGCCACCAATTTCAGAAATTGAAGTTTTGGCATCAGATAATGTTAAGGTACCAGCTACTGATTTATCTGAAACAGCACCATTTGTACGATTAATTTCTTTCATTAATCCAACAGGTTGGTCTTTAGCAGCACCTTCACCAACAACTGCAGTTTTTTCAATTGCTACTGCAAATGCTTCTTTGATTTGCGCACGTACATAACGGTCAACCCATTGTACACCTGCGTCTTTTAAATCTTTTGGTACTACTACAAACGCTGTAGCTTTACCTAATGAAACATCTTGTTCATAGAAAGTAGCTTCAAGTTGTCCACGGATTTCTCCGAACACTTTACCCCATACTACTTGACCTTCAGGCACTGAACGAATAACACGTGCTTTCAATCCAGTACGGTTAATATTAATGTGTTGTAATAAAGGATGTTCTGACTCAATATCTTCAAAGATACGATCAATAACTGTTTCTGGTAATAGCTCTCCATCTTTCCAGTTTGTATCCGTATTAACATGATCTTCAGAAACTAACGCGTTATAGAATTTCTTTTCTTCGTTAGTTAAACGATTGACTTTGCGTGCGTTTAACACTGCATTGTCACCTTGTTCATTTTGCATATCCTTACGAATAGCGTTAGCTAAATCTTCACTATACGCGTTCATGTATTCTGTATACTTTTCCTTTACTTGCTCATCCGATGCATTCGGGCTCATATTTGAAAATTGCTTTAATAGTTGTTGAGAGTTTTCAAATTGCTCTCTGTTTTCTAAATCGATTGCCATAATTTTCATTCTCCTTTTATTGTTTATTTCGTTTGCATATTAAATAATCTTGCAAAACTGTTTTGAGGTGGTTCATTTGGTTCAGTTTTTTTAGGTTCTGAACCTTCACCGTCTTTGTCAGAAACCTTTTTAATTTCAGCTAAAATTTCTTCTAACTTATCCATCACATCTTCAACAGTAACCTCTTCACCTTGATTTTTAGGTTGATGTGGTTGTTGTGGTTGTTGTGGATCTTCGTTACGGTATCTACTCATAAATGTCTCACCTCCTAGCATTGTAGATGTTGCCGCTGCTGCGACACGTGTGTTTTTAGTTATATTATCTATCAATCCTAATTCTTTAGCTTCTGATGCTGTAAACCATGTTTCTGCGTCCATATACTGACGTAGAAGCGCATGATCAATATCAGGATTTTTATCTAAATAACTATTGAACACGACAGAATTTATTCTTTCTAATGAATCTGCCTGTTTCTTAAACTCATTAGAGTCACCTGTAATTTGTGTCCAAGCATTGTGAATCATTAGTACTGCATTATTAGGCATGTTAATTGTATCTCCAGCCATTGCAATAACTGATGCAATCGATGCTGCTAACCCATCAATATTTACGGTAATGTGTGCATCTTGTCTGCGTAGCATGTTATAAATAGCTACACCACTAAATACATCGCCTCCGTTACTATTGATATTCACAATGATTTCTTTTTCGTTACTCATTTCTTTTAATTGGTCTTTAATTGTTTGTGGACTAACTGTCATACCTTCAACTGTAACGCTATCTATAAAACCATAAATATCAATTTCGTTATTGCTCATCTATATCACCTCCTCCATTATCTGTAGATTCTTCATCCACAGTTTGATAGTTCTTAGTGATAATAAATTTCTGCATTTCTTCACTTCCAATAGGATCAAATCCAGTTAATACTCTGATTTCATCCCTATTAAAAGAACCACTAGCAATGAGTTTGTCTATCGCTTCACTCACTTCTAATGGTCCTTTTTGATCTATTGAAATTGCTTTAATTCTTTTACCTTCTTTATAACCTCGTTCGCTAAATAATTTAGCGTTTAATTCATCGGTTATTTTTTCGATAATTGGTTTAATACAGAATTTCATATAATTATCAGTCATCGCTTCAATATCAGCTGTTTCTCCGTTAATTAAGCCCACAGGTACTCCTAAATTACGTGCGACGTAACTTAACAACTGATTTGGCACTTTTGCTAAATCATCTATTTGTGACGATGTCTTAGCAACATTCTTTGATGAATGTTCTTCATAGGAATAGCCTTTTTGCAATGGAACTATTGCTATGTCATTACTGCTAAATGATTCGTAGGCTTTATTAATAAATGATTGCATCTTTTCTTGAGATTCTTGAGACATTCCTACGTTTGCATCCATGGCAAGTGTCGCTCTAATTTGATTATTCATTAAATTCGATTGATATAAACGTCCAAATATCTCACCATAATCACTAAACAATCCAGATAACATGTTCATAATCGATTCATTATTATATTCTAAATAAATAACTTCACTCATTTTAAAACTACGTTCAAACTCAAAATCTCCAACAACAATATGTTCGAATATATCGTCATATAACGCGTATTCTTCACGAGTAAAATCATCTGCAATAATTAAATCTTTTGTGTCTGTAACCACAATTAATACTTCGTTATCGTAAATCAGTTTTCGTATAACTTTTTGCCAAAATGTAGCTGCACTTTCATCAGTGTTCGGCCTAACATTTAACTTATAATGTGTTGTGGAAGAATTATCTTTGCTTTCCCTATCTAAGATTTCAAATTTAGTTTGACTTATTGTTCGTGCAATATGATTGATGCATGTATCTAACGCCCAACGCTTTATGTAGGCTTTTTTAGATGTTTCTCTAAGTAACTCAAAATCATAACTAAACTCAATAGCTTCATTCTTTCCAAGTATGCGGTCAAATATACTCAATGTTTCACCTCCTAAAAGTTAATATCTGCCATGATAAACGGTTGATCATACTCCAATATTTCATCAGCACGATACAAGGCATGTAGCATGGCATGAAATCCATCTGTTTTACGTCTTATTTCGTCTTTTTTAATGTATTTTTTACTGCCATCTGGTTGCATTGTAACTGCCACGTTGTTGGTAAACCAACGCATTAAAGGGTTGTTGCCAAATGTTAATTGTCTTTTAGCAAACATCGTATCAATACGCGGCGCTAACAAGCCATGTATCGCAGTTGGGTTCTTAATAACCTCTAAGGGAATGCCCGCATCTTCAAATGGTCGTCTAACAATGTCGGTACGGAAGTTATCTGAAATAACTTTAACTAAATTGTATTGCTCTTGTTGTTGTTGAAACCAATTTACAATATAAGATATGTCGATGACATCATCATCGACAATTGTTAACAGGCCTTCATTAGCCCATTCTTCAATCGGTGGTTCTAAATGTGTTGTTTCTAAGAAACCACGACGAATAAATGAATGTGTTTTCCAATAATATTCATCATTATCTCTAAACAACAATCCCACACTTGCAAAATCTCTAACTAAAGCATAGTCGAGACCACCAATGCAGGCTTTATTTTCTAAATTTGGCATTTCTTTGTTTGTTGCTAGTATTTCATCCCACAGTGCTACTACTTTTTCTTCGTCAACATCTGGTACGTTCATACGTTTTGTCATGAACTCCGGTTTATTGGAACGATTAATGTGTAGAACGTTATATTCCTCTTTAATTTTTCGTTTTAAATTTCTTGCATAGCCCGTTAATGGTGGGTGTAACATAGGATTTGATTTTTCCCACATACTTTCATCGTCAACTTCTGTTCTTTCATCTAATTTGCAATAAAAAGGGAAAATTCTATCGTCTAAGTTATTTCCTTTTAAAACTTCTAGTACTCTATCTTTCATCATGTCCATAAACCCTTCACGAACATAACCATCAGTAGAAATATAGAAAGTTCTATCGTGTGGAACTTTACCTAAACCTCCACGTTTTACATTGACCATATCTGAATCAGCATATATAGCTATTTCATCAAAAATAACGCAACCTTCACGACCACCATCTTTAGTTTTCGTGTTAGACGTGTTGTATTTAACGATTGATCCCGTTTCTCTATTTTTTATTTCTGTTTTACTCACTTCATATGGAGCTTTAGGACGTTCACCCGTTTTATTGCGTTTATTCTCTAACAAAACATCGTATATCTCATTAAATGAGGTTTTAGCTTGTTCCTCACTGTTAGCCACAATGGATATGTCGTATTTCTTTATTCCATGTATCGGTGTAGTTAGGAAATCACTTATCGCACTGATAAATCCGTTTTTACCAGCACCTCTACCCATAAATAGAGCAAATTCTGTAAAGTATGGAGAATCAACTTCTTCATCCATTAAGAATATAAAAGAGATAATGAATTTTTGAAAAGGTTGCACAGGAAAATACCATTTATCGATAAATTTAATACATTTATCAATCTTATTTTCATCAAAATACACATTATCCTTAACTAATACTGTGTTTTGAAGATAATCTATTAACTGTTCTCTTTCTTCATTGAATACAATCTTACCTTCACGCCATTGATTGATATATTCATCTACATATTTGTTACTAATCATACATAATCATCAACAGGTTCATCTGTTTCAACCGGCTTAGCCTCTTTAGGCAATAAGTCAGTTAATTGTTTAATGGCTCTTTGGTAAGATTGGTCACGCGTGTTATAAAGTCTTGCTACGGGTCTCTCACGCTCATATGCAGGGACATTTTGGGATTGTTGGAATAAATCGTACTCTCCGTTTTCTTGAATATCCTCCCACATGTAATTGAGCATTATCCTGTTTCTTGCAGCTTGCTTAATAAGCCCTTGTGCAACTTTCAATTTATCATTTGGTAGCTCTTGGTACACTGCTAGCAAGCGTTTTTCTTCTTTTTTTACCAGTTTCTCACGTTCGAGTCGTTGTTCTTCATTTAATTCCATGTTTTCACTCCTCTCTGTCATAGGGGTAGGGGTATAGGGGTTATATGTGACGTTTTGTTAAAAAGTTGCAAAGTCGAGCCCACACGCCGTTC